GCGGCGACCAGAAGATGGCAGCCTTTGTTGCGCCTCGTGTCGGCGCAATTCCGATGGAGCGCATGGGCTACGAGATCCATGAGCTTGAACCTGCATTCATCGGCATGAGCCGTGAGCTGTCCACCGACGACCTGACGAAGCGTGGCTTCGGTGAGGCTATCTATGCCAACAGCACCCCGGCGCAGCGTGCGGCCAAGCTGACCCAGAAAGACCTGGCAGATATGGATGCCCGCATCGTTCGCCGTGAGGAGTGGATGTGTGCCCAGACTATGCTGGATAACGGCTGCACCATGCAGGAAATGATCGACAACCAGACCAAGGGCGATACGAAGGTTGTGAAGTTCTACAACCCCGGCCACGAGAACGACCATATCTATGTCCCTGCTGCAAAGTGGAACGAGGAAGGCGGCAAATTCTTTGAGGATGTTGCTGCCATGTGTGATATGCTGTCCAGCCGTGGTCTGGCTTCCGCAGACCTGCTGCTGGGTGCCGATACCTACAATGCCGTTCTGGACCTCGAAAAGGTGCAGCGCCTGCTGGACAAGAACTCTGGCATCATTGTGGGCCAGATTGAGGAGCAGCTCAGCCCGTATCATGGTGTGGTCTATGGTGGCACCCTGAACTTCAAGGGGCACAAGCTGAACCTGATCTCCGTTGACGAGACCTATGTTGACGATGAGGGCAAGGTGCGGCCTCAGTTCCCCAAGACCGATGCCTTGGTCACCGCTCCCGGCTGCGGCCACCTGATGTATGGTGCCATCACCCAGATCAACTACGGTGATACCAAGCATACCACCATCGCAAGTCGCCGTGTTCCGAAGTTCAGCCTCAATCAGGAGAACGACCTGCGCAAGACCATTCTCAAGGCCCGCCCGCTGGCTGCACCCCACAACTACTGCCCGTGGATCCGCGTCAAGAACGTGGTCGGCTAAGTCTGGCCAGAAAGGAAGTATACCGATGCTTGTTGAGATTCTTTGCGGTGGCTATGGCTGCCGCACCAAGACGGGCATTCACACCGTCATGCGTGGTGAACAGTGCGAGGTCAGCGAAAGCGAAGCACGCCGCCTTATCGGGCTGGGCGTGGCAAAATCCCCGTACATCACCGACAGAGGCACGGCGAGCACCCTTGCGGCGGCTCCGGCGACTGCGGAAGGTAACGACACCCCCGCGGCCGAAACCTCGCAGAACGGCTCTGAGGTGGCACACCTCGACCCCGACCAGCTGCACGACATGACCGTTGCTAACCTGAAAAAGCTGGCAGCGGATATGGGCATCGACACTAAGCAGCTCAAGACCAAGGACGCACTCATTCAGGCTATCTGCGCCGAGGACGTTGTGCCCGGTGACGAGTGCGCCGATGGTCCTGAACTGGCAGCTGCGATGCCTACGGCGTGAGTGCCTTTAAGGACGCTGTGCAGGAAGACCTGAACAGCGTCTTTCTGAATCTGGACGAGTTCGCCGAAACGCACACTGTCTACTATGATGGAGAGGAATACCCTGACGTTCCTCTGGTTCTGACAGGCCTCTCCGAAAAGGAGCGTGTGCGCCAGACCATCAGCGACCATGCGCAGGGCCTGTACCGGGTCAGCCGGGTGCTGCACTGCGATATTGCAGCCCTCGGCGGGAAACAGCCGGAGAAGGACTGCAAGCTGGGCATTGACGAGGACGGATTCGTCCGAAACTACTATGTGGCATCCTCTGTCTGCGAGATGGGGATGCTGCGGGTGGAACTGGAGGCGATTGACGAATGAGTGATGTGACAACGGACACCATGATGCACAGCGTAGCTGCTGGCATTACCGTTGACATTGCAGAGGAAGGATTTGACCGTGTGTCTGCCCTCCTCGCCGGGATTCCCGGAGGTGCCAATCGTGCTGTAGGATCTGCGCTGGCTCGTGCTGCTGCCGCCGGAAAAACGGTGGCTAAACGGGCAGTCACGCAGGAGTACACCATCAGCAGCAGCGAGTTTTCCAACCGCACAAAGAATATCAACAACATCCAGCGGGGCAGCAATGGCGAGGTTTCCATCAACTTCGGCTACCGTGGCAGCGTCATCCCCCTTAGAGTTTTCGATACCAAGGTGGACCGCAGCGGCCGCGTGGTAACTCGCGTGAAGAAGTCCGGCGCAAGACAGGCACTGGACCACGCTTTCGAGGCGAAGATGGGCTCTCACTATGGCATCTATGAGCGGCAAGGAGAAAAACGGTTCCCGGTCAAGGAACTGTTTGGCCCGGCCACCCCGCAGATGATGTACTCCAACGAGAATGTCATGGACTCCATCGAGGAGAAAATGGCATCCACCTATGAGGAGCGCATCGAGCATGAAATCACGCGAATTTTGAACGGATGGGGTGTCTGATATGACCAGTGTTGTTTTGCTTGAACAGCTGAAAGCCTTTACGGAGAAAATCATGGCCGACATGATTCTCCCGGTGGCTATGCAGCAGGGCGATACCGAACAGGCCTACCGCGCCCCGGAAGTCTACCTGATGCGGTTGCCCGACAGCCGTTCAGCCAAGAAGAAAGCTCCGTACATCATCCACCGGGTCATTCCGTTGGAAACGGAGCAGCAGCCCGGCAGCGAGGAGCGCACGGTGGTTTCTGTGCGCTCTATCTTTTGCTGCTACAACCCGGATGAACAGGAGGGCGACCTCGCTCTCCTGAACATGATGGAGCGGTTTCGCGTGGAATTGCTCAAAGTCCGCAAAGTGGGCGGCACCGGGGCAGATGGAAAGCCGCGGTATCAGTTTGCCCTCGACCTTTCTCCCGACCATAAGCTGGAAAGCGTTCCCTATGACGAGGAATCGAAGCCCTACTATGCCGGAGAGATGATTACCTACTGGAAGCTGCCGACCGTGCAGCAAACGGAGGATATTAAGTTATGGCGGTAAAAAAGACCGTGGCGGAACAGTCCGCCGAAAATACCGTGAACGCCGAACCTGCGAAGAGCAAGTTCGGCGTTTCTATTTACGTTGGTCCGTCCATTCTGGGCTACATCCAGAAGAACACGATTTACCCCTGCGCTGCTGCGGAGGCGGTAGACCGTGACGATGTAAAAATCGCCACCGAGAAATATCCCGGCGTGGCCGATTTCATCATCGACATGGACGAGCTTCACACCACGCCTGAAAAGGCAAAAGCACGCGGCGAGGCTATCCTTGCGTATGCCCGGATGCTCGCCAAATCCAAGTAAGGAGGATTACATACTATGGCAGATCATGGTATTAACGTCAGCCGCGCCGACACCGCCGTGGCGACCCCGAACGCCGCAACCTGCGGCATTCCCTTTGTCATCGGTACTGCACCGCTGTCCAAGGCAACTGGCACCGCTGCGACCGCTGGCACCCCGGTGCTCTGCACCGGCTACACCGAAGCGGAGGAACAGCTGGGCTATGACGATGACTGGGCAAAGTACACCGTTTGCGAAGTGATGCACTACCACTTCAAACTGTGCGCTTGCCAGCCTGTCATTTTCCTGCCCCTCGCAGAAAACGCGGAAGCAGCAGCCGTGGCAGCTGCCGTTGAGCAGGTCGAGGCTTGCCTGACTATGTTCGGCATCGTACCCGACCTGATTATGGCACCCGGCTTCTCCAAGGATGCTACCGTTTCCGCTGCAATCGATGCGAAAGCTGGCTCTATCAACGGCATGTTCACTGGCAAGGCTCTGGTGGATATTTCCGCAAAAACCTACACTGCTGCGGTTCAGGCAAAAAACAGCGGCACTTTCACCGAAAAGACCATCCTGTGCTGGCCTAACGGCACTCTGGGCAATCTGAAGTTCCATGGCTCCACCGTCATGGCGGGCTGTCTCGCGGAGACCGACACCAAAAATGGCGGCATCCCTTACGAGAGCCCCTCTAATAAGACTGTCCATATTGATGGTCTGTGCGATGACGATGGCAACGTCATCAATCTGACCTACAATCAGGCAAACGTGGTCGATGCCGCTGGTATCTGCACGTTCCTGAACTTCATGGGTGGCTGGACCGCATGGGGCAACCATACTGCGTGCTACCCCAAGTCCACTGATGTGAAGGATTATTTTATTCCCATCAGCCGGATGTTTGACTATGTTTCCAACACGCTCATCAAGACTTTCTGGTCTAAGCTGGACAAGCCGATGAACCGCCGCCTGATCGACACCATTCTGGACAGCGCGAACATCTGGCTGAACGGTCTGGTCGGTGCAGGCTACCTGCTGGGTGCCCGCGTGGAGATGCTGGAAAGCGAGAACCCTTTGACCAGCCTGATGGCGGGCAAAATCAAGCTGCACGTCTACATGACCCCGCCCTCTCCGGCGCAGGAAATCGACTTCGTGCTGGAGTATGACGCTGACTATGTGACCAGCGCACTCCAGTCCTAAAGAGGAGGTATATCTATGGACCAGTCTGTTATCAACTTTGCTGTCTATGAGGACAGCATCGAATACGAGGGCATGGCACAGGTTACTCTGCCCGATGTTACCATGTTGACCCAGACCGTTTCCGGCTCTGGCATTGGCGGCAACATCGAGGCTGTCATCATGGGCCATCTGGACACCATGACCCTTGGCCTGAACTTTCGCACTACCACGCCTCAGTCGGTCAAGCTGGCAGAGATCCGCCGCCATCAGATTGACCTCCGCGTGGCAAACCAGTACGAGGACAACATCAACGGCACCGTTGATGTTCGTTCTGAAAAGCACGTCATGGTCGTCATCCCGAAGTCCACCAAGGGCGGCACTATCGCCCCGGCGACTCCCGCCAATGGGTCTGGCGAGTACGTTGTCCGCTACTGGGCAACTTATCTCGATGGCAAGAAGGTGCGTGAACTGGACCCCACCAACTTCATTTGCTACATCAACGGCACGGATTATCTGGCAGCTGTCCGCAAGGCACTGGGCAAGTAATCAGAGCCAATCGTTATGCCGGGGCTGCATTTTGCGGCTCCGGCCTATTTTTTAACTGCGAAAGGAGCAGCCGCTATGAACACCACCATCAGCGATAAGGAGTACGATGCAGCCATCGCCGCTGCGAATAAAGCTGCCGCTGACCCTTATGTGTACGTCCACAAGCTTATTCAGCCGTTTGAGTATGAGGGCAAGAAGTACGACACCCTGACGTTTGACTTCGGCAGGCTGACAGGCAACGATTCAATTGCAATCGAGGCCGAGATGTCTGCTCTGCGTCAGCCGGTTATCGTGCCGAGTATGAGCGCGGGCTATCTGATTCGGATGGCCTGCCGGGCGTGTACGCAGCCCATCGGCGTTGACGTTATCGGTGCAATGAGCATTCGGGACTACAACACCATCCGCACAAAAGCAAGAAATTTTTTGATGCTGTCGGATGTGTAACTGATGATGGTGGAGAGTGGCTGCGGCGGCAAGCCCTTCTGATGGCGCAGGGCAACAACACCCCTGCACCATACTGGCTTGCAATGCCTCTGTATCAACTGCGGCAATGGATTGATACCAACAATGCCATTGTTGCCGAGCGCGAAAAGGCGAGAAAGGCGAAGTAGTGGCTCGAAAAGAATGGGAGTTGCTGTTCAACCTGTCCGCCAAACAGAACAGCAACTTCTCCAGCACCTTCAAGGCTGCGCAGTCTGCTCTTGTGGAAACACAGAACAGAATCCAGCAGCTGAACAAGGTACAGTCCGACATAACTGCGTACCAGAAGCAGCAACAGGCCGTTGACTCCACCAAGCAGCGGCTGGCCGTCTTGCAGCGGCAGTACGATAACATCCAGAAAGAGATTCAGGAGACCGAGGGCTATTCCTCTGCGCTGGAAAACAAGCTGATTTCCAAGCAGGCGCAGATCGACAAGACCACGACCTCCCTGCACACCTATGAGCAGCGTCTGGCTGCCACCGGGAACACCCTGCGGGAAGCTGGCGTGGACACCACGCAGCTGACAGCAGAAACCACTCGGCTGGAAACCGAGGTCGATAAGCTGAAAGACCAGCAGGTTGACCTCAAAAAGACCATGGACGAGGCCGGAGAGGGCGCAAAGGGCTTCGGCGAGAAATCTGTCGAAGCCCTCGATGCCGTTGAATCTGTGCTTGCCACGGCTGGCATCGCAAAAGCCCTCGGCGAAATCAAAGACGCATACATGGACTGCATCAACACCACAGGTGATTTTGAAGCATCCATGAGCAACGTCGAAGCCCTGTCCGGCGCATCCGGCGATGAACTGGAAGCCCTGTCCGACAAAGCCAAGGAGATGGGCGCAAGCACAAAGTTCACCGCCGGTGAATCTGCGGACGCTTTGTCTTACATGGCTCTGGCAGGTTGGAACACCCAGTCTATGCTGGAGGGCATCAGCCCGGTGCTGAATCTGGCTGCTGCCGCCAATATGGACTTGGCACAGGCGTCCGATATTGTCACAGACTATCTGACTGCCTTTGGCCTGAAAGCCTCCGACACCACTCACTTTGTCGATGTGATGGCCTACGCTATGGCTCACTCCAACACGGACGTGATCCAGCTGGGCGAGGCATACAAGGCGTGTGCATCTACCGCCACCTCCCTCGGCTACTCTGTCGAGGAAACTACCGCGGTTCTGGCTACCATGGCCAATGCCGGTGTTAAGGGCGGCGAGGCCGGCACAGCCCTGAACGCCATCTTCACCCGCCTTGCCACCAACACGAAAAAGTGCGGTGACGAACTGGCGAACTATGGCGTGAACATCTACGATGCACAGGGCAATATGCAGTCCCTGTCCAGCATCCTTACCGGGATTGCCGGTGTCTGGGGCGACCTGACCGACCAAGAGCAGGCCAACCTTGCCAAGACCATCGCTGGCACGAACCAGTATTCCAAGCTGCAAACCATCATGGCCGGATGCAGCGAGGCCGCCGCCGAGGGCGGGCAGTCGTTCTCAGACTACACCGCAGCCCTGAACAACTGCGCCGGGTCTGCCGACAAGATGGCGGGCACCATGCTCGACAACATGAACGGCAGGCTGGTTCTGATGCAGTCTGCCGCTGACGGCCTGAAAATCGCCATCGGCGAGGATTTGACTCCCACCATGTCCGGCCTGTACGATGTTTGCGCACAGGTTCTGGGCTGGATGCAGGGCTTTGTCGAGGAAAACCCCGGCGTGGTCAAGGGCATTGCCGCCGGAACGGTCACGCTGGGCGGCCTGATTGGAACGCTGACCGCTGTTTCTGCCGGCATCAAGCTGGCTCATGCAGCGGCAACGTTGTTCACCGGCTCGCTGGCTGGCCTTGCTGGACCGCTGACGCTTGCATCTGTGGCAATTGCCGGAACGGTCACTCTCGTTACCGCACTCGCCACATCGTCTGACGATGCCGTTCCGTCTGTTAAGGAATTGACCAGCGCGGCGCGAGAGATGGGCGACAGCATGGAGGAAGCCGGCAACAACTACGATGCCACACTCTCCAACATGGAAGCTACCGCCAGTGTTGCAGACCAGTACATCAGCAAGTTGGAGGCCATCGAAGCCGCCACAAACGGCAACACGGCCGGGAACGCCGAGTATCACGATACCCTTGCTCGCCTGTCCGCTCTGGTGCCCAGTCTGGCTGACGACATTGACCTTGAAACGGATTCCATCAAGGGCGGCACTGAAGCCCTGCGCCAGCATACAGACGCTTATGTGGCCGATGCAAAGGCGCAAGCCCGACAGGAATACCTGAATGGCTTATACGAGCAGTACAACAATGTGCTGGTCGAAAGCGCGGAAAACGAGACCAAGCTTGCTACCGCACAGGCCAAGGTCGAAAAGTCCAATGCTGGGATGTCCACTGCTTATGATAAGCTGCTTGCCACCCTCGGCATGACGGACGAGCAGTTTAAGCAGACCTATGGTACTGTTCAGGATCTTCCGTGGCGCACCATGAGCGAGGATGTGCAGCAGCTGCGCACCGAGTACATGGGCTACTCGGAAGACCTCGCCACTGCCCGGCGTGAAGTCGAAAACTACACCGATGCCGTAGAGCAGGATCAGGAAGCCATCGATGCAGCTGAGGCCGAGTATCAGGAAGCCAAGGATGCAGTCGATTCCCTGAACGCAGCGCAGCAGGATGCCGCCAACAGCGCAAACGATGTGGCTGCACAGGAGCAGGCCGTCACCGATGTTATCAACAGTGCCGAGGCGGAGATTCAGGAACTCGTTTCGGCATACACGGACGCTTACAATGCGGCCTATGACAGCATCAGCAAGCAGTACGACCTGTGGGATACCGCTGAGAAGGTCGTCGCCACCTCTGCATCCAGCATCAACTCCGCGCTGGAAAGCCAGATCACCTACTGGGACAACTACAACCAGAACCTCGAAAACCTGACTGAACGTGCTGCCGATATTGACGGTTTGAGCGACGTTATCGCCAGCTTCGCCGATGGCAGCAAGGATTCTGTAAACGCCATCGCCGGCATGGCAGCTGCGTCGGATTCCGACCTCGCAAAGATGGTCGAGAACTACCGTTCCTTGCAGGAGACGCAGAAAACCACCGGCGAGAGCATGGCCGACCTCGAAACCGGCATGAGCAATGCCATGGACGAGATCGCGCAGAACGTAGCCGACAGTGTGGCCGACATGGACTTGAACGACGAGGCCATGAAGAGCGCACAGTCAACCGTTCAGGGCTTTATCGATGGCGCAGAGGGCATGATGCCTCGTGTCAAGGAGGCATACGAAAAGGTGGCGAACGCTGCCTCTGATGCGCTGGCCGGGGCGAATAAGCGTTACAACATCGACCAGAAGAACGGAAACATCCCCGGCTATGCAGTCGGCACGGAATCCGCTGCGCCGGGCTTTGCCATCGTTGGCGAGAACGGCCCGGAGCTGGTCTACTTCAACGGCGGCGAAACCGTGCTGACCGCGCCGGA